CCACACAGACATGCTTGATGTGGATCGCAAGCACGAATGGAAGCACATGCCTCTGCAACTGCAGGGACGGCACTCACTCGAATCCTACGGCTACCGCCTTGGAGAATACAAGGGCAGCTTCGGTAAAGAGACTGACTGGAAAGAGTGGAGCCAAGAGATGCAGGACTACTGCGTCCAAGATGTAAACGTTACAGTAAAATTATGCGACCATTTCCACCCATACCTGACTGGGTCGCTTTAGAACATCAAGTCTCACAGATTCTTACACAACAACAACTTCATGGATGGTATTTTGATGAACAGGCTGCATGGAAACTTGCATCGGCTCTCAGAAGACAACTTGAAGAAACTTGTCAGTTACTACGTGACTGGTATCCTTTCGTCTACGGATCAAGCTTTACTCCTAAAGCAAATAACAAACGATATGGATACATAAAAGGCTGTGAAGTTACGAAATTAAAGGACCTAAACCCAACCTCTCGCGACCATATCTCATGGATCCTGCAAACATTTCATGGCTGGAAGCCAACCCAGATGAGTCCTACTGGGAAGCCCATCATCGACGAAGTAATTCTCAAGGATATTGGGACAGATGTAGCCCTGGCTTTTCTGAAATGTCTAGATATTACGAAGAAATTGGGGATGATCTCGGAAGGCATGAACGCATGGCTGAAGCTATGTACGAGTGCTAGTCGAATCCATCACCACTGCTCCGTTGCTACAAACACACATAGATGTGCACATCGATCACCAAACCTTGGACAAGTCCCATCTGACCATGACTACAGACAATTATTTCAAGCATCCCCTGGTCAAGTTATGGTGGGTGCCGATCTTAGCGGCATTGAGTTACGGATGCTCGCTCACTACCTCGCTCGATACGATGCGGGACGCTATGCGGACATTCTCCTCAACGGAGACATCCATCAAGTCAACGCAGACAAAATTGGAATCTCTCGGAGACAAGTCAAAACAGTTACCTACGCCTTCCTCTATGGTGCAGGTGACGCCAAAATTGGGCATTCCTTCGATTCTTCCTTAAATGATAGCAGTGCTAAACGTAAAGGCAAGGAGATCAGAGCCGCTTTTGTTTCGGCTATTGATGGTCTTGCAGAGCTTCTTACGGCGATCAAAGAGGTATCTAGCCAGAAAGGCTCTATACGGTCATTAGACGGTCGTGAAATTACTGTTGATAGCTCACACAAAGCTTTGAACTATCTGCTCCAATCAGGAGCGGGTGTAGTCGCGAAGCGTTGGATGGTTATCAACCACGAGAACATTCAAGAGTTGTGTTGTTCACAGCTCGCTTTCATACATGACGAATTACAATTCGAGTGCCATCCCGATCACGTACAAGCATTATCAGCATCCCTGGTACAAAGCTCTACAGCGGCTGGCGAATACTACAACATGCGACTCCCCATCGCAGCCGAAGCCACCAGCGGCAGAACCTGGGCAGACACACACTGATGAAGCTACTTATTGACGCAGACTACATTGTTTACAAAAGCTGCGCTGGAGCTGAGGAGGATTTTGATTGGGGCGATGACGTTGTCATGGTCGTTAGTCGGTTCTCTGATGCAATGAAGAACGTTCAGCGAGAGCTGACAAAGATTAAAAATGAGTTTATGTGGGACCTACCTGAACTGGTACTGTTCTTTTCTGACTCTATAAATTTCCGCAAAAAAATTTACCCTGCTTACAAGGGGCATCGAAACAGAAAGAAACCCTGTGCTTACAGACGTGTCATAGCTGCCTTACAAAGACAGTATGAGGTCATCCGTATGCCAGAACTGGAGGCAGATGATGCCATGGGTATTTATGCTACGGCTAATCCTGGTAACATTATTGTATCTCCAGATAAAGATATGCGTCAAATCCCTGGCAAACTATTCAACCTTGATGAGGTTGTTCAAATTACTGCAGAGGAAGGACGACGCTGGCACTTGATACAGACGATGGCAGGCGACCAAACTGACGGCTATAGTGGCGTTCCTGGCATAGGAATCAAACGTGCAGTCACATTGTTTGAGGAGCATGGCTATAATTGGGACACCGTAGTCACCGCCTTTGCTGACAAAGATCTAAATGAAGATGTTGCACTCACCAATGCAAGACTTGCTAAGATTCTCACTTGTGACGATTATGACACCACAAAACAAAGGTTCATACCTTGGACCCCCACCTCCGGTACTGGAACTGACAATGGAGCAGCAGTTCAAGCTACGTAGGATCAATGATCTACTACCTGAAGCTAACAAAGAGGACATCATCACTTTGTTTGAAGCCTTACAGCATCAAAACTTTGTCTTATCTAACACTGTTTCTAACCTAGTTAAACAATGGCCGAATCACCCACCCACTACACTCGTGGATCCATAGAAGTATGGGACTTCATCCGCGACCAACAGCTAAACTACCACCTCGGCAATGCTATTAAGTATATTTGCAGAGCCGGTTACAAAGGTTCTAAAAAAGAGGACCTTCACAAAGCTATCCACTATCTTGAGAATGAACTCCTACATACACACGAGCCTCATGGACCAAGCGGAACAGTTCCGATCCGCTTACTTACTGACGAATGGACCGGACAGGAAGACTGGTCAGAAAGCTTTGATCGATGAAGAATGGTCGGAGTACCATGAAGCCTTCCACATGAAGGGTGAGTGTGAACAACTGAAGGAACTGGCAGACCTTGTTTATGTCTGCTATCAAATGGCTGCTAGCCAGGAGTGGGACCTCGATGAAGCAATGAATCGTGTCCACAAATCAAATATGTCTAAGCTTGGAGAAGACGGTAAGCCCATCTACAGAGCTGATGGCAAGGTTCTAAAAGGACCTAACTACAAAGAACCAACACTTACTGATCTTATTTAATTGATGACCACCTCTTACATCTCACGTACTGGACGTGTACAATCTTGGCTCGACAACCCTGAGTCAAGGCTTCCAGTTAGCTGCACAGTATTTGTAGTACAAGACTCAATGGAGGGTCCTGATGGAATCGAAGCAAGCTGGAGATTTGTATCACATGCTCTACGATATGGAGCAGGCTGCGCGGTACACTTGTCGAAGTTGCGACCCCGAGGTGAAGAAAATGGAAAAGGATTGGTTGCATCTGGACCAGTCTCTTTTGCAAAAATTTACTCAACGTTAAATGAAATACTACGTCGCGGGGGCGTTTATAAAAACGGTGCTTGTGTGTGTCACCTTGATCTCAGCCACCCTGATGCACTTGAGTTTATTAAAACTCCACGCCAAGAGTTGCCCTGGGTCAAACGATGCATCAACATCACAGATGAATGGTGGAAGAACTGCTCGTTTAAGGAGGAGCTTCTCTTCGCTATCAAGTCTGGAGACATATGGCTAAACAAAGTTAAGTATGACAAAAATGGAGAACGAATCCGTGGGAATGTATGCCTTGAAGTGTACCTGCCAAGCCGAGGCACCTGTCTCTTGCAACATATCAATTTCGGTGCCTGTGAGTTTGACAACATTCCACGAGCTTTCACTGAAGGGATGTCAGAACTGTGCCAACTCCATGGTCGAACTGGCGTTAGCGATTCAGGAGAATATCTCCCCAGCGAAACAGACAGACAAGTCGGACTGGGAATACTCGGACTCGCAAATCTCTTACGGAGGTACGGTGTAACCTACACACAGTTTGGTGAAGCACTGCGGTGCCTCAATGTTGGAGAGGTAGTACGTACACCTGCCTATGAGCTAGCAGTACAGATGAAGCTAGGTATCAACCTTGCTGCACGTGTTGCTAGGTCACACAATATGGACCGAGCGTTTGCAATCGCGCCTACAGCATCGTGTAGCTACAGATCAAAAGATCTTGATGGCTTTACATCTACACCTGAGATTGCACCACCAATTAGCCGTACTGTGGACCGTGATAGCGGCACGTTCGGTGTACAAACATACAATTACGGTGATGTTGAGATTGCATCAGAAGTCGGATGGGATGCCTACAAGGCAGTCGCTGATGGTATGATGACATTACTCGACAACACAGGGCTTCTTCATGGATATAGCTTTAACTCTTGGAGTGACGTTGTAACCTACGACAATGAATTCGTGGAAGAGTGGCTACGGTCCCCGCAAACTAGTCTCTATTACAGTTTACAGGTAATGCCTGACACTCAAGATAAGTCTGATGCTTATGCAGCATTAGATGATGAGGATATTGAACAGTATTTAGGGGACATTTTAAATGAAGAACTTCAATGTGATTGTCAAGAATGAATCCTTATCAGAAACTACTAAACCGGAAACGGAAATGGACACCAGTACAGACAACTGCTGGTACATGCAAAGAAGGTGCACACGAAACACTGCTCCGTGCTCTTGCTTTGCGACACATGGAACTACCTGTGGGAGATTTTATCCGTGATGCATTGGCGAATGACGTACCAAAAGCATCACGAGAGCTATTGGAATCCAATGTCAAAGATGAAGAGAACCACGACCTCGCACTTGGTTACATTGCCAATGCTTACGGGGTTGATCAAAAGGCTGA